AAGGGTCTCCAGGTGGCACCACAAGAGACGGAAGTTGAGTCTTATGTGGTAGGTGGCATCAAGCAAGATGTCAAGGCAGATACGTTCTCAGGATTTAAACTATGACAGAACAGTGGGCAATTCAATTGATGGCAGATCCAAGAGTTGAGTTATCTGAATTTGATCTTAAGATACTTAGATTTGGACCTCAACCTTGGTTGCCTCATGAAGTTATTAGATATAACTTTCTGAAGATGAAGTATAAGGAGGACTAAGGTCCTCTTTTTTTGTCTAAATATTCCAGACAATGGAATATATGAATGGTGGATTATGAAAATCCTTGGACTTACATGGAACGAACTTTTAATAGCAGTGATGTTCGGGACTACTTTGGCTTTGTTTACCGTATTACCAATCTCACCAACCAACGACAGTACATTGGGAGAAAGTATTTTTGGTCGTTCCGAACACCAAAAGGAAAGAAACGAAAGGTTAAACTGGAGAGTGATTGGAAGCGGTATTACGGATCTTGTCCAGAACTGAAAGAAGACATAGAAAAGTTGGGTAAGGATAAATTTAAGAGAGAAATATTATCACTACATAAAACAAAAGGAAGAACAAACTTTGAAGAAACACGTCAGTTGTTTTTAAATAATGTTCTTACTGAATCTCTTAACGGAGAACCTGCATATTACAATAGCAACATTTTAAGTCGATATTTTAGAAAGGATTATTATGGAGACGATTGATACTTACTTCAGATATTGTGCTCAGATAAGTAAAGATTATCAAAAGACTATACGTTCTGGTCGGGTAACACATGTTAAGAATGTTTTTGAGGATCCATATAGGATGCTTAAGTTTCAATCTTTGTTAACTAAATGGGAATCGTGTAGCAATTCTAAACCAGGAATTATGTCTCTGAAAATGCCATATTGGACTGCTGAGATTATTGCTGATGAAATACTTGAACTTCCAGAACATGACAGTTTTAGAAATGAGTCTGAGTTTTATTATTTCTATTATAATAATACCTGTATGGAAACTGATACTGATAATTTGATTAGTAACAATTGTGTGCTTCCACATACTGATCCTGATAATGACAGAGATCTTTCAACTATTATTGGTTTAATTAATTTAAATCATAGGGATGTATCTACTGCATTTTGGAGATTTAAAGGGAGACTTATGGAAGACACTGAGGAATTTGCTGATGAATATAATGAATATTCTAGTGATATAAATTATGATAATTATGATGAGAAGGCATGTTGCTCAACATTGTATAAAGCATTTGAAATGACTTATGGATTTAATGAAGCAATTTTTTATGACTCTAAACTTTTTCATTCACCAGTCATTGATAAATATTACACAAGGGAAAACCCACGCATCATGATGAGATTGTCATATGTGCTTGACGAAGAAGAGGAGGAGTGTTATGATGATTAAGTTGAAAGGACATCATGAACGAACAAATCATCGATTGTGTTTCAGATATTATTGATTGGGCAAATGAACGTATCCTAACCACAGATATAGAGTGGGAAGATGCAGCAGCACTATCCCTAGAGTTTAAAGAGTGGTTAGAAGAGGATGAAATCGATCTCCTTTACCTTGACAAACTAGACTGAACAGTCTATAATTCTTTTATTGGGTCCATAGTTAAACGGATATAACTACCGCCTTCTAAGCGGTTATTCTAGGTTCGATTCCTAGTGGACCTGCTGTCTTTCTTATTATGAAACCAGTAGAAATTTTACTTCTAATATCAGAGTTAGAAGGTTCTTATCAACACACCAAGAAACATGGATTCGATGAAGACAGAGATGTCCTTAGAGAAATGTGTGATAGGTACTACAAACTGTATTTCAAACTTAAGAAAGAACAAAAACACAATCCCCAATAGCACAATTGGTAGTTGCGCTAGACTGTTAATCTGGATGTTCTTGGTTCGAGTCCAAGTTGGGGAGTAACGGATTGGTGACATCCGTGCTCACATCTCCGAGAGAAAAAAGAATCGGAAAACCAACCCATGTGAGAGAGGAGTGGGATCCTCCTTGGTGCCCGTCAGTGATATCCTGCAGAATAGCACTGACGTATTCTCATTGCCAGATTAGCTCAGTTGGATAGAGCAGTGCTTTTGTAAAGCAAAGGTCAACAGTTCGAGTCTGTTATCTGGCTCCTTGCGGGTATGGTGTAGAGGTAACATCTGAGCCTTCCAAGCTCCAGTCACGGGTTCGACTCCCGTTACCCGCTTCTTAACAAAGATTTTATAGTTTTTTTTTTCTAAATAGGAAATTGTTAATAAAATCTGATTATGATATCCGTACAATGTAAACTCTGTAAGACTGAACTCACAAGCACATCAAAAGTGCAGTGCTGTGGTTGTTCAAATCAAATGATCTTACAAGAAGATAAAGTCACTGCACTTAATCTTGGTGATGTTTTAATAACAAAATCGAATAAAAGTATTAACAATAACACCTTATTATCAAAGTCCGACCTAGAGTATCAGGAGAACCGTAGACGAAGAAAGGTTCGTAAACTTGATTTTGAGGTAAGGTAGTGAATCCTATCTACTATACAACATATCTTGTCTTGTTAATTTTCCTTACACTTGTTGTAATTGGTGGTTACGAGTCTACAATGCGGTTAGTTCGTTACGTTGATCTACAACTAAGAATGGTATATATCAACATTCAGTTGTATTTTATGAGACGTAGATTGGAACGGCAAATGAGATCCTTCCACAAAAAAATCGGAGACACAAATGTCACAAACAAAAACTTGCCCTAAATGCGGTGCTACTTGGGTAGATGGTCAACACTATTGGAGCGGCACTGGAGCATTGGGAAATGAAGATGATCTTGCGGGATTAGTCTGTAATAAGTTAGGAAATGATGACTGTATTAACCCAAAACGTGGTTCTGAAGAAGGAATTACCTGGGCAGATAGGTTGGACAGTCTAAATAAAAAGCAGAATGAGTTGGATCTGTAATGCCTAGAAGCAGGATGACCAAAGTCGATATCGAAGCAAGAGTATACAAACTAAAGGAAGAAATCTATGATGGAGTATACGATGGTGCTAGTGAAGAATGGTTAAATGGTGCTCACTATACTTTAAATAAAGTTCTAGAGATTTTACAAGAATTCAGCAATTAATGGATAGAGACGAGAAGAGAGAGTTTTACAAATCTCTTAGAGAAAGAATTCATCAACTTCGGATGGGTCATCTCTTTGAGGAACCTTGCCCACTCTATGAACCAGAGTGGGAAGAGGATTTGTGGGACTGCCGTCTCAGTTACGATCTAAACGATGATGATTTGACAGACGATTAAATAAGTCTTATAATTAGTATGTTCGGGCATTAGCGCAGTTTGGTAGCGCGTTCCGTTTGGGGCGGAAAGGTCATAAGTTCAAATCTTATATGCCCGACTTGCCGTAAGGCATCCACAGTATTTCTTGATTATAATGAAAACATCAGAATCATACATAGAACCTAGTAATAAGCATCGAGTTGCCGAAGATCCTTTTGTCTTTTACGAACAAATCATTCCTGAAAAACTGGTAGATCTAATGGTAGAAGATCTACCAAAGTATGATAGTCAATATGTAGAAGCACAGATCGGTAATAGTTCAAATGGAATAACCTTTGAAATGTCAAGGGACTCAAAGGTTTCTTGGATGTATGAGGATGATTGGGTTTCTTCTCTGTTTGCTCATTACTTTCATTTGGCAAATAAAGAGTATTGGGAATATGATCTTAATGGCCTAGATGGCATTCAAATCACTCGTTATGATGAGGGTGATCATTATGCTTGGCACTCTGACTATGGAACTGCAGAAGATAATCGTTTTACTAGGAAACTAAGTGCAACACTTCTTGTAACAGACCCTACTGAGTATGAGGGTGGTGAATTGGAGTTTATTGATTATCATAATAATCTAGTCGTTGCACCTTCCGTTAAAGGAACAATGATTGTGTTTGATTCACGTATTCCTCATCGTGTCCGACCTGTAACTAAAGGCACTAGGATCTCACTTGTAACCTGGATGCTTGGTCCTAAACTACGATAAGATGGTTAGATATATTTCATTTAGTCCCTATTATTCTGGACTTGTGAACATTATCATGTCATATGAAATGTTCTTGGCAATTGCGGCAATCACTAAGAGGAAAGTTATTCTTCCTCCAGATTGCTGGATGCTTTTCTTGTCTAAGAGTCAGGACAAAAAAGACTGGATTGACTTCTGGAAGATCTTTGATAAGAAAGTTCTTCTGGAAGAGTTTGATTGTATAGAACATAGAGATGTCCCAGAGTTTCGAGGAAAACTGGGTAAGATGCAAGGGAAAAATTCTTATACAAAAAATATTGGGAAATGTGGATTAGATCTTGCCGAAATATTTTTTGAATCATCTACGGTGTCTGATGAGCACACTGTATTTGTTAATGAAGAAATTGATACTCAAGATTTTCATGACTTCTGTCATGATAGAACTATAATGGAACTTGATTGTGATGAGCAGTTTATGCACTTTGAAAACAATCTATTTGGCCATTATTGGTATCATGTTTATCCTGGTGGTGAAATTCTTAGGAATAAACTAAAGGATAAAGTGAATAGAGTTTTGAGATATCATGATAAGTTTTACTTTTATGCAGATGTTGTTCGTCAAGATCTTGGACCATTCAATGCAATTCATGTCAGACGGAATGATTTTCTAGATGCAAGGGAGGAAGAGATTGAGTGTGTAAATGCTCCTGAAAAAATTCTAAAGATGGTAGATAAACTTCCATTCTATGATAAGTCTTTACCTCTATACATTGCTACTGATGAGCAAGATAGAACATTTTTTGATTTGCTTGGTGAGAAGTATGATGTTTATTTCTACGAGGACTTTGATTATAAGTTCGGTGATGACTTTATAGATGATGATCTCCACATTGCAGTATTAGAACAAACTATATGTTCCCAGTCTGAGAACTTCTTTGGAACGTACTTATCAACATTCTCAAAGAGAATTAATGTCATGAGAGGTCTTGAAAGTAGACAAGCAGATGACCATTTTGGTATTAATCATTTACCAGAAGAACCAGATGAAAACTTGACTGATGTATTTCCTTGGAGAAAAATGTCCGATAATACTTGGCAATGGAATTCTTCATCTCATTTACAATGGATGCATGAAGAAAATGGTAAGTTGGTTGAACTATGAGAGATGTTTTACAACCGATATTCAATGATGTTCCTTTCAAGAAAGTAAAGGTTCCTGACAATCTTTATTCATTCATGATGGATGAATATAAGACTTTAGTATTTGATATTAAAGATCAGGATATTATCTATGATAGGAACTATAAAACTTATACGAGTGGTGGAATATCAATAAAAGGTTCTAGAACACCTTTCTGTATGAAGACTGAGATATCTCAAGAACTTTATAATATGTGTTATGATGAGCTCACTCCTATGATTGAGGATTGGTCTGGTCAAGAACTTGAAATGACTTGGGCATATGGAATTAGAAACTATGTTCGGGATTCTATACTACACCTTCATAGAGACCGAATTGAAACTCATATAATTAGTTGTATAATTTATGTTGACCAACAATCTGAAGAGAATTGGGCATTAGATTTCTTTGATCACGAACACAATCATCACAAAGTTCTTTTTGAACCTGGTGATATGCTCTTTTACGAAAGTCTATGTTTGCATGGGAGAATTGATCCTTTCCAAGGAGACTATTACAGAAACATGTACTTCCACTGGAAACCAATTGATTGGTGGTATGATGATTTATACGATCTCAGGACAGACTTTAGAGATGCAACAGAATTCAAAAATTATTACGGAAAGGAATACCTCTACAACAGAGAAGAAAGAATCGTCCCTAGAACTCTTTGAACCACCTGAAGAACTGTCACAGGCAGAGCAGGATGAAGAGTACATTAAGTGGTATACTAGTCACGATCACGCATCGTGATGCCACTGCTCCTTTAGCAATCTGGTGAATGCACCGAACTCATAATTCGGCTAAGGTGAGTTCGATCCTCACAAGGAGCATTGGGATTGACTTTCAGTCCCAAATCTGATAAACTACTGGAGTAATTTACACAAGACAATGACTATCACTGCTAAGTTCAAGAAGGATCTCAATACCCTTCGTTCTGCTGCAAACGGTGAACTTCTTCTAGACGTGAAGAATCCAAAACTTTTTAAAAAAGTACGTCGTTATTATGAGAACAATGGTGTTGTGTTCTCTGGTGATCCACTTGATGATTATGATATTCTGATGGAATGGATTGCTAGTGATCTTGAAACCACGGAGGTTGCTTGATGAAAGTTCTACTAGAACGTTTCCCTTATCGTTATGTCGAGTGTGGAACCCTAGAAAATGGGTTTCCAGATTACCGCATTCAAAAAGCACATCATTATACTAAGAGGTACAGTGACATGTATCTCCTTGATAACCAGATGCAACTATTGACTGCGATTGATGACTTTGAATACACAAAATGGTTAGATCCAGAACGTGTTCCTTGTTACGTCAAAGACTCGGTAAGTCGTTAAACTAGCCCTGGTCGGAGTGTTATTTCAAATCAAATATGTTTAACCTTGGTATTCATGGTTCTCACAATGCAGCACTTGCATTGTCTTATGAAGATAATATTTTAGAGGTAGTAGAACTTGAGAGATTTATCTCTCATAAAAATGCTGCCTTATATTTCTATGAGAAACCTCCTCATAAAATTAATTATGTGAGAGAGATCAGTGAATATTTTAAAAGAAAATACCATTTTGATGAATATGATTTGATTTGTGTCAATTCTATATCTGAAGAAGTGTTTCCTTGGAAAGATGTATTTGGTGATGCTGAAATTGAGTATTGTGATCATCATGTTGCTCATACATGTAGTGCCTTTTATCAATCACCATACAAAGAAGCATTAATTGTTTCATTTGATGGTGGTTCTGATGAAGGTTTCTTCAATGTTTATACTATGAAGAGGTGTGAAGACCCAGTAAGAATATATCAAGGAAAAAAAGATTATGCAGTATCCTATATGGCATCAGGACACTTCATCCCTGCCATTCGTAATGAAGAAGATATTTACAAGGGTAATTTAGTT